GTGTATGCGTATGTCGTTAATCGCAATTATTGGGAAATCAAAAAATGATTGAGTACAATTGGAACATTTCACGCCTAGACTGCCTGCCGCAGTCCGAGCAGGGCGCGGATTACGTCATCGTGGCGCATTGGCAGTGCAATGGCTCCGAGGATAACTACAGCGGGTCGGTCTACAGCACGGCCTCTTTCCAGCCGTCGGGCGAATCGTTTACGCCATATGCTGATCTGACCAAAGACCAGGTGCTCGGGTGGATCTGGGCGAGCGGTGTAGACAAGGACGCCACAGAGGCGGCGGTCGCGCAGCAGATTGCGAACCAGAAGAATCCGCCGATTGTGTATCCTCCGCTTCCGTGGGTGCAGTAATGCAAGATATCGAATTGAAGGTTGAACTTTCAGAGGCCGTGGCAATCGTCAATATGCTCGGTCAGTTGCCGACGTCCTCCAACGCGCATGGCTTGTGGTTAAAATTGCGCGAACAGGTCGAGCCGCATCTGCCGAAAGATGACGCGCCGAAGCAGTAAGTCGAGCGGGGTGGTCTATGGCTAATCTTTTTGATTCCGCAAACTACCCCACGCGCGAGCCTGCCTCCTTGCAGATCGGCGATCTGTGGGCATGGAAGCGCACTGATCTTGTGACGGACTACCCGTCCTCTGCTTACAGCCTGTCTTACGTTCTGCGCCGCGAGATTACCGGCGAGCGTATTGCGATTAGCACGACAGGATCGACGACGGCGTACACGGTCGAGGTGGTATCAAACACGACCGACGATTACGAGCCGGGACGGTATCACTGGGTGGCATACATCACCCGCACGTCAGACTCTGCCCGCGTCGAGGTTGATCGCGGCGTTTTTGACATTTCGCCGAATCGAAGTACAGATTCTGTTGATCCGCGCTCGTTCGCACAGATCGCGCTCGACAACATTGAGACCTATCTTAAAGACCCGACCAACATTGCAGCCGCGTCCTACTCAATTGCGGGCCGGTCGCTGTCGCGCTGGAATCGCGCCGATCTTTACGTCGAGCGCGAGCGGCTAAAGGGTGAGGTGGTGCGCGAGCAGCGAGCCGAGCAGATTCGCAAGGGTCTCGGCACCAATGCCACCATTCGCGTGAGGTTTTCGGCATGAGCATATTGGATATCTTCAAGCGCACGCCAAAGCCCTCTCGCAAGCGAGGATTCGAGGCCGCTAACACCGGCCGATTGTTTAGCGACTGGATGACCCAGACCAAGACCGCCGACAGCGATCTGCGCTACGCTCTGCGAGCGATGCGCGCGCGGTCGCGCGACCTTTGCCAGAATAACGATTATGCGCGGCGGTATCTAAACCTAGTCTCGACGAACGTAGTCGGGCCGAAGGGGATAACGCTGCAAGTACGCGCTCGAGAGTTAACCGGCGCACTCGATCAGATTGCGAACCAGCAACTAGAGGCAGCGTTCTACGCATGGGGGCAGCCTGGCGTCTGCACGGTCGATGGTCGGCTGTCGTGGATTGACGCGCAGCGCGTGTTCATCGAATCGGTCGCGCGCGATGGCGAATGCTTTGTGCTCTTTGTTGAGGACAACGCAAACCCATTCCGATTCCGCCTGCAGTTCATCGATCCCGACTTGGTGGATCAAGACAAGAACGAGATTCTTGCCAACGGCGGGCAGATTCGCATGGGCATCGAGGTGGACGCTGCGGGTAGGCCGATTGCTTACCATGTCCGCGTGCGTCCGCCCGATGATTACCAAGTAGGCAGCACGAACCCTCGCACCGAGCGCATTCCGGCTGATCGGATGATTCACGCATTCCGACCGGATCGCATCGGGCAGAATCGCGGCTCACCGTGGACGGCTACGGCAATGACGCGCCTCAAGATGTTGGGCGGATACGAAGAGGCGGAACTTGTCGCCGCGCGTATCTCGGCCAGCAAGATGGGCTTTTTCGTTAGCGAAAGCGGCGATGAGTACCAAGGCGATGGAAACAATCCCGACGGCTCGCTGTCGATGGACGTGCAGCCTGGACAGTTCGCGCAGTTGCCCGCTGGCGTAGACTTCAAGTCTTACGACCCGCAGCACCCGAGCACGGCTTTCCGTGACTTCGAGAAGGCGATGCTGCGCGGTATCGCATCGGGCCTCGGCGTGTCGTACACGTCGCTGGCGAATGACCTTGAGGCGGTGTCGTACTCAAGCATTCGGCAGGGCTTGCTCGAGGAGCGCGATCACTGGCGGATGGTGCAGAATTGGGTAATTGAACACTTCTGCCAGCCAGTGTATCTGCGCTGGCTGCGGCAGACGCTCGATGCTGGCGTGGTCAATCTGCCCGCAAGTAAGTTCGTCAAGTTTAGCGCGACCCAGTGGGTGCCGCGCGGCTGGCAGTGGGTTGATCCGCGCAATGAGGCCGAGGCGCAGATTGTCGCCATCAACAACGGACTGATGACCCGCACGCAGGCGCTGGCCGAGCGTGGGCTGGACATCGAAGACGTGATGCGCGAGCGTCAAGCAGAGGAAGAGATCATTTCTAGTTTTGGCGTGACATTGCCCGGCGGCACGTCACCCATTCCGCCCGAGGTGAACAATGGCGGCTAACTACGACATCGTTTGCGATCAAGGCGCAACATTTACGCGCATTCTGACGTGGCAGGACTCATCGGCCAATCCGGTGAACTTGACGAGTTATACCGCGCGAATGCAAGTGCGTGCGACGGCTGACTCATCCAGCGTGCTGCTGTCTCTGACCACAGAGAACAGCCGCATTACGCTCGGAGGCGCTGCGGGCACGATCACGCTTTTAGTCTCTGCAACCGATACGGCTGCGGTGACTGCGGGCGAATACGTCTATGATCTTGAGGTGATCTCGAGCGGCGGCACGGTGACGCGCCTTATTCAAGGGTGTTTCACGGTTGACGCGGAGGTTACTCGGTGAGCACGAGACTGATCGTTAACGAAACAAATCAGAATTTGATCGTTAACGACTCATCCACCAATATGGTTGTGGATGAGCAATTAAACTCGGTCATCATCGAGGAAAGCGAGACCGAGGTGATCGTCCGCACCGGCTGGCCGGAAGCGGCAAAGAAGGGCGCGAACAGCGACATCACCTCAATGAACGGGCTGACCGGCGGTATCGCCACACCCGACTACATCGATTTTGACACGACAACAACGGCAGCAAATGCGGTTGGCAGGCTCGTGTGGGATGCGACTAATGCAAGTTTAGAACTCGGACTGCCTGGCGGAAATGCAATATCTGTAATTGGGCAAACAGTCCACGCATACGTTAGAAGCGCAGAATCTGTCACGATCAACAAGGGCCAGCCGGTATATCTTTACCAAGCGACCGGGAATCGTGCGAGTGTTAAGTTAGCGAGCAACGGCCAAGACTCGACATCTGCAACGACATTTGGCCTTGCTGCTGAAAGCATCGGCCCGAACCAAGCCGGTTTTATTGTCTGCCAGGGTGTCCTTGATGGGCTGAATACAGGCGCTTACAACGAGGGCGACATTCTGTACCTCGGCGCAAGTGCTGGAACCTTGACGGCGACAAAGCCGAAAGCGCCGAATCACATGGTTTATATTGGCGTGGTCGAGCGTGCTAACGCTGGCAACGGCCAAATTTACGTCAAGGTGCAAAACGGGTACGAACTGAACGAAATCCACGACGTACAGATCAACTCACCCGCCAATGGGCAGTTAATCATTTATGACGCATCGACCTCGCTCTGGAAAAATGCCAATCTTACTGCTGGCGCTGGCATCACGATTACGAACGGCGCGGGCACTGTTACGATTGCTGCGCCGCAAGTTGGTACAGTAACAAGCGTAGCAACCGGCACAGGGCTGACGGGCGGGCCGATTACAGCCTCCGGCACGATCAGCCTTGCCAATACTGCGGTGAGCGCCGGATCGTATGGGTCTTCTAGTTCAGTTGCGACCTTTACGGTCGATGCTCAAGGCCGACTGACTGCGGCGGCAAACAGCGCTATTGCGATTGCGAACACGGCGGTTTCTGGGCTTGGCACGATGTCAACCCAGAATGCCAACAACGTTTCGATCACGGGCGGCACGATCACGGGCGGCACGATTTCGGGCATTACCGACCTTGCCGTGACCGACGGCGGCACGGGCGCATCGAGCGCATCGGGCGCGCGGACTAACCTTCTGCCGACGTATGCCAGCAACGCGGGCAAGGTGCTCGCAGTCAATGTCGGCGGCACCGATGTTGAGTGGGTGCCCGCTGGCGGCGTTGGCACGGTCACGAGCATTGATGTCAGCGGCGGCACGACCGGGCTTACAACGAGCGGAGGCCCGATTACAGGGGCCGGGACGATTACCCTAGCCGGAACCCTTGCCGTCGCTAACGGCGGCACTGGGCAGACCTCCGCGCAGTCTGCGATGAATACGTTTGCCGGTGCCGTGACGAGCGGTCAGTATCTGCGCGGCAACGGCACCAATGTGGTGATGGCCGCGATACAGGCGGCAGACGTTCCCACGTTGAACCAAAACACCACCGGCACGGCTGCGAACGTAACCGGCACTGTGGCCGTGGCTAACGGCGGTACGGGTGCGACGACGGCGGGGGCTGCACTGACGAGCCTCGGTGCTGCTGCATCGGCCATCACGATTTCGGCTGGCACTGGCTTGAGCGGCGGCGGCGATCTGACCGCGAATCGGTCGATTGCGCTTGCTAATACGGCAGTGACAGCAGCATCGTACGGGTCGGCCTCGCAAGTTGGCACCTTTACGGTGGACGCGCAGGGTCGACTGACTGCCGCAGCGAATACAAATATCGCAATCGCAAACACGGCGGTTTCGGGCCTCGGCACGATGTCCACGCAGAATGCGAGCGCCGTAGCGATTACGGGCGGCAGCATTGGCGCGGTGACATATCAGCCTGGTGCGAGTGCGACTCCGGCCAGCAACGGCGATATGGTTTTTGAGATTACCGACAACTCAACTCTGACCATCAAGGTCAAGGGCAGCGACGGAACGGTACGTGTGGTTGCACTCACCTTGACAACAAGCGCAGAATCGTTCTTGAGGTTGGAATAATGGCGGTAGATTTACAGCCTACAGAGGCGATGGCAGCAGAGGCCGAGCGCGGACTTGCTTGGCGTGAAGAGTTCGGGCGCGGCGGCACAGCCGTCGGTGTTGCTCGAGCGCGTGACATCAAGAATCGGACGAATCTTTCGACCGAAACAGTCCGAAGGATGGTGAGTTACTTTGCAAGACACGAAGTTGACAAAGAAGCCGAGGGCTTCAGCCCCGGCGAAGAGGGCTACCCCTCGGCGGGCCGTATCGCGTGGGCACTCTGGGGCGGAGACCCCGGCCAAGCCTGGGCTAATCGCAAGAGCGAAGAACTGGATCGAGAAGATGAGGGCCGAAATATGGACACGATAGAAAAGCGCCATGTGATCGCTGTCGTCGAAGACGAAGCGACTGTAACGGTGACTTTCGCCAAGTCTGAATACGACATGGATGAAAGCGAAGAGGCCGACGAGGAGATCGAGGCTTTCGAGGAAGCCGCCGAAGAAGCCGCAGAAGTTGTGGCAGAGGCAGAGCGCCCGAAGGATATCTACGGCCATGAGCCGGGCGATCCCGACTACGTTGGGCCGGGCAAGCGCAAGGGGCCAACCGATCGAGTGTTTCGCTCTGCGGTGTTCGAGCGCGTGGTCACAGATGACCGCCGCGCGACTCTCGCGTTTTCGAGCGAGATGCCGGTGGATCGCGGCTGGGGCATGGAAGTGCTCGACCATTCGCCCGGTGCGATCAATACAGAATTTATCGGAAGCGGCCGCGCGCCGCTTTTGGTGGATCACGAGATGTCCGATCAGATCGGAGTCGTGGAGCAGATCAACCTCGGGGCTGACCGCGTGGCGCGTGCAGTCGTGCGCTTTGGGAAAAGCGCAAGGGCCGAGGAAATCTATCAAGACGTGAAAGACGGAATACGGTCGAACGTGTCTGTCGGTTACGTCATCAACGAGATGGTTTCGGATGGTAAGCAAGGTGATCGGGAGATTTACCGCGCGACCCGTTGGATGCCTCTTGAGATCAGCATTGTTTCAATTCCGGCAGATACCAGCGTTGGCGTCGGGCGTTCTTTGGAATCGCCCGCACCGGCTCCGGCTGCTGACCCTGTAATTTTTGTTAAGGAGACGAAAATGGAAGATATCAATATCGCCCGAGAGGGCGCTGCAAAGGCCGAGCGCGAGCGCGTTGCGGCGATTCTTGACCTTGCCAGCCGTCACGGCCAGCGCGAGTTTGGCGAATCCGCCATTCGTGATGGCGCGTCGATTGAGCAGTTCCGTGGTGCCCTGCTCGACAAGGTGGCCTCCAAGCCGCTGAACGTCGATATGGAAGTTGGCCTGTCGGATAAGGAAGTTCGCGCTTTCTCGTTCGTAAAGGCGATTCGCGCTCTGGCGAACCCGCAAGATCGTCGCGCGCAGGACGATGCGCGTTTCGAGTTTGAGGTGTCCGAGGCTGCTGCGAAGAAGGAAGGCCGCACCTCGCGTGGTCTGCTTGTTCCGGTCGATGTGCTGTACAAGCGCGATCTGACGACCTCGACTGCTTCCGGCACGGCGAAGGCGGGTAACACCGTCGCCACCGATCTGCTGGCTGCTTCGTTCATCGACGTGCTGCGTAACAAGATGGTGCTGAACACCCTCGGCGCGCAGTTCCTCACGGGCTTGAACGGTAACGTCGCCATCCCGCGTAAGACCGCAGCCTCTGCCGCCTACTGGGTTGCTGAGAACACTGCCCCGACGGAGAGCACCAACGCCCCGGCGTTTGATCAAGTCACGATGTCGCCGAAGACCCTCGGTGCATACGTGGACATCAGCCGTCGCTTGATGCTCCAGTCGTCGCTCGACATCGAGAACCTCGTCCGAAATGACTTGGCCTCCTCGATTGCGGTGGCGATGGACGGTGCCGCTGTGGCTGGCTCGGGCAGCAACAAGCCGACCGGCGTG